ATTGATGAAGTCATGGGTGTTGAACATCAAAACTTTTTTGAAGGTAGAGCAACAACATACATGAAAGCAGGATTAAGAGGAAGACAAGACAACATAACCTTTAGTGATTTAAATGAGCAGAACAACTAATAAAAAAGATACTGCTTGGTATGTTAAATGGGCAGCTAGTTTTACCATCATATGTGCAATGTCCTTAAGAGGAATTGAGGGTATGCAACTTATAGATTTAATCTTTTCTATATGTGGAGTAGCAGGTTGGTTATGGGTAGGAATGTTATGGAAAGATAGAGCATTAATTATTTTAAATGCTGTTGGTCTTTTTCTTTTAGTGAAAAATTTATTACTGGAATTTTTAATATGAAACAAGAAGCAAGATTATTACAATATAGTTTATTATACAACAGGTCTGGTAAATTAATTACAGAAAGAATATCAACAGATATTAAAAAATTAAAACCTTATCTTACAACAGAAGAGTATGCAACATTACAGACTATAGTAAGAGAAGGCACAATAAAGTTAGATGAAATACATAATTATATAGAAGCTAACTTAAATGCACGGATAATGACAGATTAGAAAAATTTTTCAACACCTAAAGCCCATCCTTAAACATTTGGAAGGTAGTTAATACCTTTGCTTCAAAAAGACCTATTGTTTAACTACGGGCTTCTCCGTGCCTCTGAGAGGATTTAGCTATTTTTAACCAGAAATCTTAATCTTTTTAGGTTTCTGTTCATCTGGAATGTTTTTTTCCAATTCAATAACTAATATTCCACTAATCATATTAGCTTTTTTAACTTCAACATATTCAGCTAAAGCAAATGATTTATAAAATTCCTTTTCAGAAATTCCTTTATGGATAAATTCCATATCATTTTCTCTATCTTCTTTCTTTGCAGAAATAGTTAAAGTATTATCTTCTATTTCAATATCAATATCGGACTTATTAAATCCTGCCATTGCCATTTCAATATGATATGTGTCACCTTTTTTAATTATATTGTAAGGTGGATAGTTTGATTGAGGTATTGATGCTCTTTGTAATGTATTAAAGATATCATCAAACCCAACTGAGAACGGGCTGAATTGCCCAAATGCTTTTATGTTTGTCATATTAACTCCTTATATAAAGCAAGTTTATGAGTGCCGACCTTTCGCACACTCTTCTTATATTATAGTGCTTATTTCAAAATTGTCAAGTCTATTATGTAAAAAGATAGTAACATAAACATAAATACACCAACTTGTACACCAGACATAATAGTTATTTGTTTCATTGGGTGTACTTCTACAATTCTTTCTATCCAATCTTCACTTGGAGAAAGATTAGTTGCTTGAAGTATTTTCTTTTCTGTTTCTTTTTTCATTTAACCAGCTAAAGGATTCTTATTCTCTTCTTTAAATATTTTAATATCAGTCTTAACACTTTCAATATCAGCTTTCATACCTGACATATCAGACTTGATAGCTTCTACTTTGTTAGACTGATTATCAATCTTAATTAAAATAGTTTCATCAATCGTTTTGTTTATGTAAGTCATAGAAGTTTCTAATGCTTCTATTCTTTTTTCAATCTCGCCTAAACCATCATCAGTTTCTTTAGCTTGTTGAGCTTTTGACTCTAAGTTTTCAATCCTATTAACATAGGTTGCACCTGTATAACCAAACCCTGCAAGAGTTCCAATGATACCCATCAACGCAATAAACTGTGTTGTTTTATTTTGTAACCAATCCATAATGTTCTCCTATAATTTTGGTTGTAATTTTCTTATTTCAATCAGGGTTTCTAAACTCTGACTTGCCATTTGGTAAAAGCCTTCAATGTTATCTGACAACATATTGTTGGCATAGATATCTGTAGACTCATACCATATATCTTGGTCCGGTAGTGTAACTAATCTATATTTATTAAAGTTAGGTACAAATCCCATATAAGCTATAATAGTATTCTCTGAACCATACTCTCCTGTTTCTTCTTGTTTAGCTTCAACATCATCTTGAGCATCTTGTAAGTTTTGAGCTATGACATTTGCTACAGTTTGTTCAACTTCTGTGGCTGATGAATCTGTAGAAACTGATACATCTATTTGACTTTGTAAAGTTTGAGTAGATGTTGTATCAACTGCGACACTTGTTGTTTCAACTGTTTCAGCTTCAACACTTGTAGAGCTTGTAATATTAGAACTCATAGCTAACACTTGATTGTTTTGTGCAGTAGAAGATGCAAATTGTTCTGATATACTAGGTGAATTACTAGTACTTACACCACCAGAATTAGATGATGATACGCTAGAAGCTCCTGTCGTACCACCTGTAGAGTGTATAGAGTTGCCTGATGTAGTACCACTAACACTAGCTTGAGCTGTGTTTAAAGTAGAAGAGATAATGTTTAATGCCATTTCTCTACTTATTGAACTCTTACCTTCAGATACTTCTTCAACAATAACTAGTTCTTCATCTTCTTGTATTTCTTCTTCTATAACTTCTTCTTCTTCCTCAATAAGTTCCTCAATAAGTTCTTCCTCCGACTCCTCTGCGTACGCAAGTTCTTCTTCAATAATTGCTTCTTCCTCAAACCACTCCTCCATTTCCTCAATAAATGTTTCTTGAAATACAAACTCCTCAATCATTAAATCTTCAATAGGTAAAAAGATTTCTTCTTCTCGTATAAATGGAAGAGGTTCTATAAATTCATCAAGTGGTTGTAGTTGTTCAAAGATTATTTCTTCTGTAAATATTAACTCAGGCTCTTCAAAAAAATCATACTCAAAGTCAAATACAAACTCTTCAAAGATTTCAGGTTCTTCAAAAGTGTCATACATGTCATACTCTTCTTGATAACCATAATCAAATTCTTCTTCAAAGTAAGCTACTGAATTTTCTTGACTATAACCTTGACAGAACGGAGCATACTGTGGGTCTATATCACATTGCAGGTCATCATAGGCATCCCAATAATAAGGACATGACTCAGAGTATAACTGGTCTATATCACATTGCTGTGCTTGATAAGCTGCTGCATAACCAGAACAACTTGAATTATTTAAAGGATTACTACAATCAATATTATTACCACTACCAGAACCATACAACGAACCACCATTTTCTAATATATTATTAAATGATGTGTCGTTCCAGTTAGTATTTACACAACTACTAGAGTTAGTAGAGCCTGTATTACATTCATCGTGAAATAAATATTGATATACTTCAGAGCTACCACTACCTACTTCACCAATTAAAACATCGTGATTAATTATATCTAATGCACCATATCTATACTCAAAAGTATCGTTAGTCCAAAGTATAACTTCAAAACTATTATCAGATGCACGATTATACTCACGCATATTATACCAACCAAAGACTGTCATATCATCAAAATTTTTAGCTAACATCTTTGAACCATTATCTCGTATTAGGTCAGTCCAAAAAGGTAGCATAGTATAAGTATACTGATTTGCTAAAGGGTCTGGTGTATAATCGGAGCAGTAAGCACCTGAAGTTTTAAAATGAAGACAACCATTCGTAGCCATTCTAGCAGAACTAAAAGTTTGATTATAAAAATCAAAGTTAAACCCTAGACTAAAAGCATTAGAAACTCTATCATCTCCAGAGTTTAGATTGGTTGTATTTGATTGAGTAGTAAGGTCTATTAAAGACTGATTGCCTTCGTAGATATACTGACTAAAGACATTAAGACTTAAAAGACACGCTACTGCGTAGCATAAAATTCTTTTTTGCATTGCCTGTTAGTTTTGGTTTTAGCTGTATAGGTTTTTTTTACTAACCCAGCTACATCTTTATTTATATTATCTCTGTTAGGATTCTTGTCGTTTGTACATTGTTCTATAAAAAGCTCTGCTTGTTTTTTAGTTTCAGCTTTATCTTCTTTTGCTTTTCTTTTTAATTTCTTTTTATATACTTTTTTATCAGGTCTATCTTGAACATTAATTACCCACATTTCAGCAGCTTCTTTACCTATCTTACCTTCATAAGGGCAAGGAGTACCAGCCATTTCCATAGCTTTAAAAACTCTAGGGTCTTGACATAATATTGAAACTGAAGCTACTTTCATACCGGTATCGTAAAGATACTTGGAAAGTTTTAATCGTTCACAATTAGTATCAGTAACTGTCCGACCTGTAGAAAAACCAAATACTTGTCCTTGATAAGCACCAGAACGACCTACAGTACAAAGGTCTTGAGAGTAAGACATAATACTAGGTGCGATTGCAGAAGCAGGAGGAGCTTTACTAGTTATTTCTTGTTTAATTGTTTGTGTTGAGTTAGACTCGTTAATATTTCTATTAGTATTATCAGATGTTGTATTGTTATTATTGTTATTAGTATTACTAGTAGTAACATTAGAATCTGAAGTAGATTGATTAATATTTGTATTGTTATTAGTATTAGTATTATTACTAGTAGAATTACTGTTGTTGTTTACATTCTGATTTACTGTAGAGTTTACAGTAGAGTTAGATGTAGATGTAGATGTGTTAACATTGTTGTTAGTATTGGTATTAGTACTAGTAGATGTGGAATTATTAGTATTGTTATTTGTATTAGTTGATGTATTAACATTAGTATTATTATTAGTGTTAGTGTTTGTATTTGTATTAGTATTTGTATTCGTATTAGTATTAGTATTTGTATTATTATTAGTATTATTATTGGTGTTAGTATTTGTAGTAGTCGTATTATTAGTAGTAGTTAAATTATTGTCTTCACAATACTGTGTACCAGCATCACAATCATCTGCACTTGCAACAAACGACATTCCCATTAAACTTAATATAAGTAATGGTCCAAAAAAATCTCTATTTATTTTTCCTCTTGATAACATTTTATCTCCTTTTATTTATCTCCTGCTGGTTTTTTAGATGTGCTAGTATACAGACCAAACCAAGCTGCTCCAGCTCCTACAACAACAGAGATTAAACCTGACTGTTCCATAGTAGGTTCTGGTAAATCCATATACCAAAATACTACATAATATAATAAATACATATATATACTAAGAAAAGCTCTAGGTATTAATCTCCAGCTATCTATTGCTTGTGCAACAAATATCCATCGTTGATAAGGATTATCATTCTTTGTATCCTCTAATTCTCTTATTCTATCTTTTAATTCTGACTTCTCTTGAAGTAACTGCATAAATTTATTAAGGTCTATTTCTACCTCATTTCTATCCATGTCACCACTAAAGCCACCCATCATATTATTTTGCATTTTATTTTCCTTTGGCTAAACTTCCACCGAAGTACATGCCTATTATAGCTGACACTAAATTAGTATCAAGCTGTGTTATTACTAAACCTTGAAATGTTACCCACTCAAAAACTTCTCTTCCTTCTTTAAAAAATAAAAATCCCGGACTCCAACTTGTATATCCTATTGTAACAGCTACTTCAGGATAATAAACTGCTACTAGTTTTGGAAATACAACTATTGCAAATATAGAAGTTAATGCTATAATTCTTCTAGTCCAAGCAAATCCTTTATCTGCTAATCCTGCATCAAGAGATTGCTTTCTAGCTTTCATTTCAAACTCACCACGAGCTATTAATAATTTTTGTGCTTCAGCTTTAGCTTTTCTACTTTCTGCCCACACACTCATTAATCCACCTAGTACAGTAGATGCTAACATAGTTATTATTTCAAATGGAAATCCCATTATATTATTCCTTATCTAAAGTTAAGGTTGCCTCTAACATTTCATCAATAGAATGTAGTACCCATTCAGGAACATCATCTATTAATATATCTTCTTGTTCAGCTTTTTCTAAATGTAAAGTAATTAAATCTTCATATAAACTTCTAAATTGTTCTCTAGTTATCCAAGGCTCTTCACATTTAGTTCTAGCTTTGCAATCTAATCTATATGCTTTATCTAAATCTGTTTCTAAGTAGAGCAACATTCTAATACCATTCTTTGTAACTCTTGACTTCTTCTTCCCACTTGTGAATACCACTTACTATTTTCCATTTCAGCAGCCATTTGTTCCCAATTATGAGACTTACAAGCTCTTAACATATTTTTAAATTTAGAAAATCTAGTGCCTCCTAAATTAAAACACATATTAACTAACACTCTTTGTATAGGTTCTGGTAAGTTTTGAAAGTCTTCATAACTACCATATACATGTACAGTTTCTTGATAATGTTTTTCAAAGTCTTGTTCATAATACATATCAACAACTTCTTGAGATACTTTAGTTCCTACTTCCCAAGCATACTCGGGGTCGTTAGGTTGACAAAGATGCCCAATCCCTAAAGTTTTATAGCCTAAACTATCCTCGTATATTTTTAACACTTCACCTTCGTGTCTTTTTATTTCAGCTTTGCATAGTTCTATATTCATATTAATCCTTTAAGTTTATATTTTTTCTTTTAACAACAAATTCATAATAAGGTACTCTATAGTCTGGAACATTAACACTAACAATATCATCTATATCAACATCTTTTTTAAGTAATTGTGCATTTTTATATTCTGGTCTAGCTTTAAATTCATCTAATAACTTACCTTTAGGCAACCAATTTGTTACAGGTTTTTCTCCAAATTCTTTTATTAAATCTGGATTTCTTTCTAATCTATATAAAGTAATTTTATTTCCATAATTTTTTCTTAGTGTATTTCTTGTCGGTTCAAATGTATTATAAAATTCTTTTGCTGTTATATTAGGATTTTTATTTAAAACAATCTTATCTATAGGTTGTAATTGTTTACCTCCTACGAAATGAGTATTAAGATATTCAGAAATTTCTTGATATATTTTTTTATTTTTTGTAGTATTTTTAAATGCATTTGCTATAATATCAGTAGGTAAATCTTTAGTTTTTATGTTTTGATAATTTACTTTTGTAGGTACAAAATTATTATACATAATAGAACTTATTTGTTTATCTATATTTTTTATTTGCTCCACTTCTTTAGGTACTAAATTTGGTTTAGCTATAATTTTATCTTGTTTTGTTCTAAGCTCTAAAATTTTCTTTTTATTTTGATTTATTACTTTTTCAAAAAGTGGAGATTTAGATGAAAGTTTAAAAGTTGATTTAAGAGCTTTTGCTGGTAAACCAAAAGGAATCATAGCTAATGCATAATCTATAGGATTTGTAGGGTCAAAAATAATACCATCTTTACCTAATAATTTTACACGATTACTTTTACCACCATCTTGTAATCCAAGCCTAGCCATCTGGTCAGAGTAAGGGCTACCAGTAAGAGGGTTTACTCTATCTGCTGCTATTTCTTTTACATCAGTAACTGGAAAGTCTTTTGAAACTTGTTCGCCTTTGAAGTATTGTTGTCTTACTGAACCACCAGTTATATAACTAGGTCTTTTACCTTTTGATTTAGCTTCAGCTTTTATGTTTTCAGCAATACTTTCCTCAAATCCTAAAGCTTGTCCTACACTAGGTCTTCTTGTTATTTCTTTACCAAAAGGTACAAGTGTTTCAATAGTTTGTACTCCAAGTAACTCTGCTGTTTCAAAGTTATAAAAAGCTTTAGCCATATCATCTACTAAAGAATATGCTGGATAAATTGTTTCAATAACATTATCTTGATTATATTTAATAGATGAAATTCCTTTATCTATATACCAAGGATATTGCTGACCACTAAACATTGCACCTTCTGCTAAAAATTTTACAGGTTCTTCAAAAGGATTTATTTCTGCAAGTTCTCTTACCTCTTCATCTGGATGTAATAATATTTGTAGTTGTCTAACACTTCCATAAATAGGTAAAGTTGACAACATTAATAATGCAAGTTTTGCATCTCCTTCTTCTATTCTACCAATTAAAGAATTGGTTTGTGCTGATTTAGCTTGTGCCCAAGATAAAAAACTACCAGCAAATCTCATCCAAGGATTATTAGATTGAGCAAATAATCTTCTATTACCTATTTGAGGAATTAAAGCATCTCTATCAGCAGCACTTCTTCCAGCTTTTTCAATAATAATTTTACCAAAGCTATCATCCATAGCATCATCAATACTATTAAATTGTTTTAAATAAGTAATATGTTTTTTTGTTAAACCTAAATTAGTAAGTTCTCTTATATGTCTATTACGTAGTTTAATTTTTTTACTTAAATCAAAAACTCTTATAGCTCCTGCATCATAAGCAAATTCTCTAGCAAATCTAGTAATTCTTCCTAAATTAACTATTTCAAAAAATCTAGTTTGAAACTCTACAATTTTTTGTTGTGTAGGAGTAGTAGCTGTCATAGAAAAAGCACTTAATTCTTTTGCAAGAGTACCATTATATCTTCTATTTTTAAATGGAGTTTGTTGTATTTTTTCAACTAAACCAAAAGTAATATCTCCAGATTTTCTACCAAATATTCCTTCTTTTATTCTATCACTTCGTTGACCTAAAGCAGTAGATGCTTTCATAGCATTTACTCCTCTTTGTCTCATTTGTATTATTAAAGAATTAATTGCAGCTTTTGGTCCAGAATTTTGATAAACTTGAATTAAATCACCTAAAGATGGTACAACAACTTTTGTAAGTTTTGTAGTTGATAAAAGTGCTTGTAAAGCTAATAAAGTAGTTTTAGCTCCACTTGCTGGGTCAACTCCTTTAGTTATATCATGTACGTTAAATAAAGAATTAACAGCATTAGAAATTAATTTTAAATCTCTATTATATAATTCTTGCAATCCTTTATCTAAAGTAAAATCTCCTGTTCCACCAATTTTAATTGATTCTTGTTTATAAAAATTTTTTAATTGTTTTACTGTATCTACTAATCCTTGACCTTTAGAACCATATCTTCGTGCAAACTCTACAACTGGTATAGTATTATCAAATAAAGATAAAGTTGTAAATTCAAAATCTTGTATAAATAAATCTTTTGCATAAGCTCTAGCTTCTTGGTCAAACAAAGTTCTTTCATTATCAAAAAATCTTGCTGATTGTATTAAAGTATCTTTTTCTTTTATAGGGTTTCCATTATTATCTAAAAAAGCTTGAGTTCCTTTTTTTAAATTTTCACTATTAACAATTTCTTTACGCCTAATAGCATCAGAATTATCTAAATAATTTTTAGCAAGTTTTTCTAATTTTTTATCATCTGTAATTAATTTATGTTTTTTAGGGTCTAATTTATGTAAATTAATATTTTGTATTTTAAAAGCTTCTTTTATAATCTTTAAAGTTTCCTTTTTTCCTATTATTTTTTGAGCTTGTGGATTAAAAATTTGAGTAAGACCATAAGATGCTTGTTCATCAAATAATAAACCTGTTTCTTTCACATATATTTTAAATTCTTCTTGTAATTCTAAAACATCTTCGGCTAATTTTTTTGCTGTTGTATTATCTAAATCACCTTTATCTAAAAAACTATACTTAGATGTTGAAGGCATATTTCTTTCTTGTAATAATCTAGTAGCTGTAGCCACATCTTCATCACTAGCATTACCTGTAATTTTATAAAGTTTTCTTCTAAATTCATCAGAAGCTTTTGAAGTTAAAGTTTCAATCGCATCAGGAAGAGGCTTACCTAATGTTACATTAAATCCTAAATTTCTAAATAAAGTATTACCAAAACTTTGCATAATATAATTATTTGCTTGTAAATGTGTAGCTTGAGTACCTGCAAAAAGTTGTTTTAAAACTGTTTTCCAACTTCTTTTAAACTCTTTTTGTATTTCTCCATTTAAAAGTTTTTGAGATTTAACAGAAATTTTAAATTGACTATTCTGTATTCTTTTATTTAAAAATCCAGCAAAAGCTCCAATCATTAATGCATTTCTTAAAGCATCATCATCTTGTCCTTCACTTAATCCAAGAGCAACTGCTGCACCTCCCATAGCTCCTACCAAAGGTCTAACAGTTTCTTGAACAAAAGCTCTCATCAAAGATTCACCATATTTTCCTTCAAGAATTTTATTACCTTTATCATCAACTTTATTCCACATTTTACGTAATGAATTAAATCCAATAATAGCAATTTGTTCTGGCATATCAATAAAATTAATTTCATCAATTTCTTTTTGAAGAGTAATTAATTGTTTTTCATAATCTAAAATTTCTCTTTTAATTTTAATTTTTTCAACTTCTTTTAATGTAAGAGTTGGCGTAGGTTTAATACTAGCATCTTTACCAAAAGGCATTTCTTTTTGTTTAGGGTCTTTAGCTGAAGTTTTTATACCTTTTAATTTATCTTTTAATTTTAAAATTTCAGTATTAATTAAATCTCGTTCTGTATATTTAAGACCAGCAGAACTAACTGAATCACTCCAAGATTTTAACGCAGGTTGACTATCTAATGCTGCTTCTTCTCCTGCTTCTAATAATGATTTCTTAGTTGTATCATCTAATTTTTCTGTAAGAATATTATCAGCACCAGAAGATTTTTTTAATTTATTAGCAATTAAAGAACTAACACCAGAGCTAACACCTCCTAAACCAAAACTTAATCCTACATTCATAGGAGTTACTTCACCATAAAGAGTATATTCTCTTAATGCCATATCACCTGAAGCTACACTACCTCCTATAGCTACGTTTGTAATTTTACCAGCTTTTGCAATCTTAACCCAAGGAATTAATAACGTTGCAGGGTCAGCAATCGCTACTCCCATACGACCACTTATTACAGTTAAATTTTCTTTTTTACCTCTAAACTCTGGGTAATCTTTAAAAATTTCTTCTTGTCTTTCAGCTTCTAATCTACGTGAAGCTTCTTTAAAAGTTTCTCCTTCTTTTCTAGTAAAAAAAGCTGTACCTAACTGTATAAAGTTTCCAATAATTGTTTTTTCTTGTCTTGCACCAAACTGAAGTTGTCTTGTGGTGCTTATAGATTCATCTATTTTTGAATAGTCTAAAGTTTCATCATAGTCTTCAGACATAAAAGCATATAAATTTTCTTTGCTTTTTGGAGTCGGTAATATTTCTTTTTCAACTTTATCAACAGCTTCTTGTTCTTGTACTTGTTCAGCTATTAATTTTTCAGAATCAGCATTCTCTTGTATTTCTTTTAATCTACGTTGCTCGGCTAGAATACGTTCTTCTTCTTCTCTTTTTTTTCTTTCTTCTTCAGTCTCATTTAAAGTATCTGTAGAAGGCTCAAGAAAAAGAGAGTCATAAAATTCTTTTGTGTTAATAGTCAAAGTAACTCCTATTAATTTTTGCCGGGGATAGATAAAGGATTGGTTCTAAAATTTTTGTTAGCTTGAAAAAATGAACCCTGTTTAGCAAACGGATTTAATTCTGTAGGCTTATATTGATTGTTGTATAAATCTTGTAAAGTTTTAATAAACTTTTCTTTTCCAGAAAAATCAGGTGTGTGTTTTCTAAAATCTAAAATAAAAGTTTCAGCGTTTTCTTGTGGTTTAGTATTTAAAACAGTTTGAAAATCATTTCTATAACTTCCCAAAGGTTTATTATAAGATACATCTTCAATTGGGGTAAAAGAAATAAGTTCATTTAAATTAAATTTTACCTCATCTTCACCGGGGTTTAAAGGGTTACCATTTTCATCGGTATGAGTAACTTCAATCCATTTTCTTACTCCTAAATCTACAAAATAATCATCTGATTTAACTCTATCTTCTGGGGGTAAATCATTTATTTCAGCCGATGTTTCAAATTCAAATTTTGCTTGTTTGGCAAATCCTAAAATTTGAGAAGCCATATATTCTCCTTGTATTCCTTCAGAATCAGATTTAAGTAATGCTTGATATATTTCATACACAGTTAAATCTTTATCTTTATAATAATATGTTTTTTCACTTAACATAGTTTGTAATCTATCTTCTTCGTTACCACTTAAAGCATTCCTCAAAACTGATGCGTGTCCTCTATCTGCTTCTGAGTTATAAATTTGTGGTCCAAGTTGAGCCTTTAATTCATCAGGTGTTAAGGGTGTATAAGTAACTTTACTATTAATACTTGACACAGCTTCAGAATAGAGGGTGTCTTTTTCCATTTCTTTAACTAAAGCTTCTTTTTGTTTTGTATTATAACTAAAAGGTAACATTAATTTTTGTTCTCCTAAAGTAACTTCTTTTAAATCACTTTTTCCTCTACCAAATAATCCCATATTACCTAATAAAAATCCCCCAAGACTACTTTGTTGGTCAATAATTTTAGCACCTTCATCAAGTTTATCCTGTAATGGTTTTAAAAAAGTTATTTTAGATTCTTTTAATTCTGTTTCTGTACGACCAATATTTTTAAACTTTTTATAAAGTTCTCTTTTATTACCATAAGCTAAAATATCATCTTCAATTTTAGAATCTACAGCTTGTTTAAATTTTTCTATATCTTTCGGTTCTTTACCTAATAAGTCAGTTTGTTTATAAAAATTATATCGTTCTTGTCTTTTTGCAAGTTTCCAATCATCTGCTTCTGTAAAACCATATTTTTTCAACATAGCTTCATCATCTGACCAAAACTTAATTCCTGAATCAAATTGTGCAGCTCTATTTGATATAACTCCTTGATTACTTTTCCAAAACTCATTTGCTCTTTTATTAGCTTTTTTTCTAAGAATTATATTAGCACCATGAGCTCCAAGCATTAAGCCAGTAAAAATATTAACTTTCCTTCTTCTTTTCTTACTTTTTTTTCTAGCTTGAGATAATAAAGATTCTCCTAATTGTTCTATTGTCATATTATTCCTCTCTACCTAATAAACTTTCTGGTTGATTTGTTTCTGGTTTTTCTAATAAACTTGGTTGTTCTGGTGGTGTAAACTGCTCTAGTCTTTCTTCTATTTCTTTTGGAAATATTCCAGCCTTTGCTTTAGGAACAATTTTATCTTCTGCAATATTAATAGCTTGTTCAATTCCAGATAATTGCTCATCATCATCATCTGGTTCTTCTTCTTCACCTTCATAAGTAATATAATCTTGTATACCTGCTTTTTCTGCAAAAGCTATAATCATAAACATAGTAGGCTCAATAAGCAACATTAATAAATCAGGATTCCACATTCCTTTTTGAAAACCATCTGTTAATATTATCTGAGCTATATCTCCTATAGGCATTCCATTTCTAACTAAATCCATAATAGAATGATAAGCATCAGGTTCTGTAAGTTCTAAAAATAATGCATCTATTGCAGGTTGTAACTCTACAAATTGTGGAGGTTGCTCCCATGCATAAGGAGTGTCTGGACTATTAGTTAAAGATGAACCGGGTATTGGTCTACCATTATTTGCTAAAAACTCTAATCCTTCTTGGTCAAAATCTTTAAATTGTTTTTTTTCCATTATGGAGTGCCTCCTTTCATATATCTAGTCCATACATCATCTTGTAAACCAAAATTAGAATCTGATTGTACACTTGCACCATGTATAATTCCTCCAAACATTCCACCTTGACTTTGTAAATTTTGTTCCTCTCTTACTAAATCTCTTTCATTAAATACTGTACTATAATTATTTGTAGAACCTAATATTTCTACAACTTCTGGTGGATAAATAACATCTCCTTCTGGAGAAATAGAACGAGCTATTCCTTCTTTAAGTCCTGCAGTTGTACTAGCGATTGTTCCTTCTACAAGTTTTCCGGGAGCATCAAGTACTGCTTGTTTAATATTACCTACTAAAGTTTTCTCTGTTGTTTGTTTTGAAATATCTCCAAGAACATCAGTAGTAACTTTACTAATTGCATCGGGAATAGTAGAAGCTAATTGACCTTCTACAGTTTTTGAAGCTGCTACATCTGATATAGCTTTTTCTGATAAGTTTGTACCTAAATCAAACTCTTTCATGTCAGGAGCATTTTTTACAAAGTCTGAAGCATCAGCATTCATACCAAACATTTCTTTAGCTTTTCCAGTTATAGTTTCTAAACCACCACTAATTGCATCTGTAACTTTTGTAAAAGCTCCTTTAACTGCACTAGCTCCAGCATGAATACCTTTCATAACTGTACCAGCAGCTTTAACAAAAAGATTACTGCTTCCAGCCATAGTAGATGCTAAAGTACCAAATCCTTGAAAAATTGCACCAGCAGCCCAAGGCATAATAAAACCTAAGGCTATTTGACCAACAATACCTAACTTTGCAAAAGGTTTCATAATTTTACCCATTACTTTTTTAAGACCTTTACCAATTTTTTTGATACCCTTACCAATTTTTTTAACTATTTTCTTTAAACTTTTAAAAGGATTCCATCCCATATTATTCTCCTATTATTTAGTTGTTCCACCAAAAATGGTATTAATTAATGTACCTACAGAACTTATATTACTTTTCCAATTTTCTGCAGACCCACCTTCATTTGCTAAAGCTTGTGCATATAATTGAGCTTTTCTATTTTCTTCATTTTCTGCAGATTGCCAAACATAATTAGCTTGGTCTCTTAATTCTTGCCATAAAAATGATTGAGCTTGTGATGTCATATTAAAAGCATTCTGTGCATTTTGCATAGCAACTTGATTAGCTGCAGCAGTATTAATTGTATTAGCTTGTCTTCTCCATGCTAAATTAGATTGCTCAATAGCTTGTGCATTAGCTGTATTAAATTTATCTCTTTCAAAAGCTGTTTGTTCATTAAACTGATTAATTTGATTTACCATAGCAGCATTAGCTTTTTCTAAATCTGCTTCTACTTGAAACTCTAAAGCTTCTCTAGCATTTTGTTGTTGAGCATTAAATTGAGCAGTAGTATTCATTTGAGTTGTATTAAACTGGTCAACTTGTGCATTAAGACTTGTCATAAATTGTCTAGTTTGATTTTCACTTGCAGCATTAAATTGAGCAGCAGCATTACTAGCAGCTTGATTTGAAAGTAATTTTTGTTGTTCTTGTTGAGCTTTTAATACATTAGCTTGTTGTTTATTATTAAGATTAGTTAAATCCATATTTAAAAAAGCATTAGCATTATTTATTTGTGCTTTTTGATAAAAGTCTGCTTCAGCTAAATTAGCTTGAGACATTAATACTGCATTTTGTATAGCAGCTTGTTGTGCATTACTAGCATTAGTTAAACCTACAGTCTGCATAAATTTACTATTAGATAATGCTGTTTGTTGGTCAGCAGTAAATTGAGCCATATCCATATTAAAAACATTTTGTGCATTAGTTAAAGCTGCTTGTTGCATTCTTTGTGCATTTGCTTCAGCAGTTTGAGCTTCTATATTTTTTTGTTGACTTACACTTTGTTGTATAGCTTGAGCATTACTTTGAGCAATAGGCATAGCACTTTGTATAATAGCATTAAATAAACCATCTCTACCAACACTAGAAGCACTTAAACCTCTTCTTGCTAACATTTGCTCTACTGCAGAAACTGCTGGAGAAGCCCAAGGTGGTATTTCACCATTTTCCATTCCTTCTAATAAACTATTTATCTGTGTAGATACTAAAGCTTCTTCAGGTAATCCTTCTATAATACCTCTTTGTTCTTCACTAAAATCAGCTAATCTATCTTCTAAAGCTTCAGGGTCATTACCTATTTCTTGTATATCAGCATCAGATAAACCAGCTCTACTTAATTGTTTTTTAGCTCTTGTAATTCTTGATAAACTTGTACCAGCATTAATAGCTGCTGTAGCTTTAGCACCTTCATTAATTTTACCAACTACTCTTTCAGCTAAAGCACCTTCAGGTATTTCAACTTTAACACCTTCTATAGGTGCAACTCTTTCTACTTTAGCAGCTTTTGCAAGTGCATCTTCTACTACTTCGCCTTCAGTAACATCTATATCTGGTGTTCTTGCAACTTGTTCGGCTTTATAAGTTTCAGCTTGTAACTCTTCTGGAGTTTTAACAGTAGCTGTGTCAGTAATAGTTTTAGCTTCTGGTGCATCTTCTACTTCAGCAGTTCTAGCTTTTAAAGCTTCTCTTTCTGCCATAGTTTTAGCAACACCTAATTCACCTACTTCTACTTCTTTAGGAGCTTCAGCCATAGGTATGCCTGTCATATCACCTTGTAAAATTTGATTAGCTCTTTCTCTAGCAGTTACTAATTTTTTTTCTACTTCATCATCTGGTGGAGGTGGAGGAGGTGGTGGAGGTGGTGGAGGTGGTGGAGGTGGTGGAGGTGGAACTCTATCATTTCTACCTCTGCCTCT